AGACCAAACAAGAATGCCCAGACGCACAAAGGTCGAAAGGATTGCAAGTTGTTCCTCCTTATCATCCATAGTATCTTTGAGTTTTCCTAATACTCCTTTCTTCTTCACCTTACCATCATCAGACTTACTTACTTCTTGAGGCTGTTCTGGCATTGAATTAGAGCAGGAGTATATATTATTTAGATTATTTCATGCGTTTCCAGACAGTATCTAAGTTTGATTTATCAGCCTCAGTACTAAAACATTCTGCCAATTCATCATCATTGAGATACTCTCCAACTTTAGAATCTCGTTTTAGATTCTCAAGGAAACTACCACCCTCAACATTCCATGCAGAATGAGCAGAAGTCTGAACAAGCTTATATGCATCCTCTCTAATCATTCCCTTCTTCACTAAGGCTAACATAACCTTCTGACTGAATACAACACATCCATTCTTATTCATATTCTGAATCATATTCTCTGGATATACATTCAGTCCTTGAATAACTTCAGTCATCTCTCTCAACATAAAGTGAAGTGTGGCAGAACAATCAGGGAACATCATCCTTTCAATAGAACTATGACTAATATCACGTTCATGCCAAAGAACAACATTCTCTAGAGCTGCTACAACATAACTACGCAAGACTCTTGATAGTCCACTAATCCTTTCACTCCTAATAGGATTCCTCTTATGAGGCATAGCAGAACTACCTTTCTGTCCTTTAGAAAATCCTTCTTCTACTTCTAATACATCAGACCTTTGAAGATTACGAATCTCTGTAGCAAATCTATCTAATGATGATGCTACCAGTGCAAGTGTCTGAATATAATCAGCATGACGATCACGGGAAATGACTTGTGTGCTAACAATGTCTGGAGTAAGACCTAAGATACCACATGCAATCCTTTCAACTTCAGGATTAGTATTAGCATATGTTCCCATAGCTCCACTAACCTGTCCTACAGAAATATTCCTTTCCAATCTATCCAACCTTTCAGCATTACGATTGGTTTCTGCTAACCATCCTGCTAACTTAAATCCAAAAGTAATAGGTTCTCCATGAATAGCATGAGACCTACCAATCATTACAGTATCTTTATGCTCATTCATTAAATCATAAAGAGCTTCATCAAGATTATTAATCTCTTCTATTAAAAGAGAAACAGATGCTTTAAGTTGTAATGATAATGCTGTATCTAATACATCACTGCTGGTCATACCAACGTGAATATATCTTCCAGAATCTCCTACATTCTCATTCACACTTGTAAGGAAAGCAATCACATCATGCTTTACTTCCTTCTCAATCTCTAGAATCCTATCAATATCAAAGGATGCAGTATTACGAATCTGAATCATATCATCTTCTGGAATGTTTCCAAGTTGATGATTAGCTTCACAAGCAGCTAACTCCACATCCAACCAACTTTTATACTTGGCATAATCATTCCAAATCTCAGCCATTTCAGGCAACGTATAACGATCAATCATAACTCACTCTACTACTTTTTCTTCTAATCCATACATTTCTCTCATAACACTACCATAGTTTCCAATCTGATGTTGAAAACAATCCCATATTTCAATCTCTTGGTGTGAATTCATTGGTGAATATGGGTCAACCTTTGTGTAATTTATACACTCTTCAATAGACTCCTTTGGTACTTGTACCATCTCCTCATTCAAAAGTCCTTTCAACCAGATATCTCCAGTGGATATCATAATAATAAATGAAAATGTTTCAATCATTTCTTTTTCCCTCTCTACCTTTATAATCAAGTGGCCATGTGAGATGCATCCCAGTAATCAATATAGTTATGAAGAAGATTACATATAGAGTAGGCATTATTTAATAAATCCATTTTCTACTAACCATTCTTCAGTCATTGGTGTGGGGTCATATAAAGGGTGCTCCCACATGTTACCTTTAGCACATGCCTTTAATGCATCTCTAGTCATACCTTCTGTACTACCTGCCCACTTTGCTTCTTGTTCCCAAGCAACAGCAGATTTTGGATATGTCCTTTCAGCAATCTCTTTCCAGTAATAAGGAACTTCCTCTTCTGGTTTAACAATAGCAATAAAACTATTGTCTATAGTACCAGCCATACAATCTTGTACAGCGTGCCATGCTTCATGTCTAGTAACAGACATTAGAGTATGTGGGCGACTCATGTATGCAGCATTCAGGAAAAAGTTATTTCCTACTGTATGATATATCCCACGATTTGTTCTTGGAAAATATTTTGAATTCCCTAAAAAGACTTTAACTCCGACTTCATTAAGGGAGGAAACAATATCATTAAACTCAGGACCAATAACACTATAATCACTATCGGGATATGCTCTTTTGATATCTTTAATTGATGTAACTTCTTTGACATGATCGGTGCATTCTCTTAACATCATGCACCCCATGGAATCATTAGTATTCCAACCTTTCACTTCAGGATCAGCAAAAGCAGCACTACCACTAATAAGAGTGAGTGCCAGTATAGATAATAACCTTTTCATTTTAGAAAGGAAGTGCTGGGCCAGTTGTGGAAGGAGTAGATGGAATTGATCCACCAGATGGAATTGCTCCACCAGTCATTGAAGGAACTTCAGGAATAGAAGGCATCAATCCTGAAATCAATCCGGGGATTGCTTTTGATACTTCAGCTATTGCTGCTTCCCTGATACCACTAACAATGGAATCCTTCTGTGTGTAAACGTAACCAGCAGTACCAATGATACCTAGACTGATAACGAAGGATGCGACTGCCATCCCATTAATTACTTTTTGCATAATAGCTCTCATAACATTTTACAATCCCATCACAATTCATATTGCCTTGGGATACCCAATCATGAGCGCACTCATATATTGATTGGTTGGAATATTTAGGCTCACCATCTGAATTCAATTCTCTTCCATACTTGGATAGTAAAATAGAAAGTGATGTCCGACGAAGCTCCATCGAACTATCACGATATCTCCAATCAGTTTCAGTCATATCAAGCAAATACCATCATATTAACATACTGGTAAGTATAATGCTCACGATTACCCTTAATACCCCATCCTAACCACCTGTAAGCAGGTCTCATGTAATCTCTTACAGTAAGACCAACCCTTTCAAAATAAGGAAGTTGTGCCTGGAAGTGAACCTCATTAATCATATAACGAGTTTGACCTGCTAAAGTGCTAGGGTCACAACCATACTTCTTACAGAAGTGTCCTAACCCATGATAACGACTCGCAGTAGTCCACTGGATGAGTCCATAGCCACCGCTATAGCAATTATGGTAAGGAACTCTAGCCCCTCCTTCGCATATGTTGGAATGGAACATACTCTCTTGTTTAATGTTACCAAGAATCGTTGCAAGTGCATTCCTATCTGATACGTTTGTTTGTTTTTGTAGTTCTGCCAGAATAAATTTTTCAGATGGGGTACATCCAGTACACTTCCATACTTTTTCTTGTGCAATAACTTCTTCTGTTACTAATTCTTCAGTTTTAATTTCTGATTGTTTCATATTTGAAACCTGATTCAGAACGTCATCTAAATTTCTTCTGATTGGTGCCGCTAAAGCTGTTGTTGTACTAACAAGAGCAATAGCAGCCCCAATACTTAATAAACTTCGTTTCATAAGAGTTCTATTAACATTTGATTTAGTAGTCATATTTATACACATAATACTTAAGATAACCTTAAGCATATATTAGAGTATGATGAGAGGTTTGTCAATCTGGATTGGGCACTGGGACAAGTGTCCCACCCCCAGGACCATCATCATCACCATCATTACGGAGCAATTCATTAACCAATAAGAATAACAATACAGGTATAAATGGATATACAAAAGTCATTATAATGGTCTCTGTATCACTCATCAAAATACGCCAGGAATAATCTGACCAGTAAAAGCATAAGCACCTACAGCAGCCCAGAAACCTAACATTGCCCAACGGCCATTAGCTTTCTCTGCCCTATCAGCATGAGTCTCAAGAGCTGCTGTGGCAGCATCTGAATCGGAAATATACATGGTTGGCTCTTTTGCCCACATGTTGTTGCGTCCTTTCTCGTCAGTTGTAACAGTCATTATAGTTTTATTAAGAAACATAACATATTATATATCATATGTTAAGTTTCGTCAAGTGGTTGTTGTAGGGTTTCCACTACCTCCAAAGATTTCTGTTTCAACACATCTGGAAGAGCAACATATCCAAGTCCATCTGCTAATGATTGTGCTGGATCACTTAACATATACTTAAATACATTCTTCATAATATCATTATTGGGATGAATAGGATGTGCTAATACCCAAGTCAATGTAACAATGGGGTATGATTTCTTTCCAATAGGATTAGGATTCCTACCACGCAGTTTATCATCAAGTTTAATCCTAGACAGTCCAGCACTTGCAGTCTCAGCAGTTGCCTTTACAAACTTACCTGCCCTATTCTGAATAGATGCTTCTTGAAGTTTGGCTGAATGAATAAAACCATAATTAACATAACCAATAGCACCATTCATAGTTTTTATCCTAGCAGCAACTCCAGCATTACCTTTCTCCCCAACACCCACAGGCCATTTTACAGACTTATCATGACCGACAGTTTCCTTCCATTCAGGAGAGAAAGAAGAAAGGCTATGAGTAAATGCAGCAGTAGTCCCACTACCATCTGAACGATATACTACAGTAATTGGTTTATCAGAACATCCAAGTGAAGACCAATTTGCAATCTTACCAAGAAAAATATCAGCAAGTTGTGTCTGAGTTATCTTTGCATCACATCCTTTATAATTATATGCCGGAACAATAGCTCCACCAGTCATAGGAATCTGTACAACTGGTCTTTCAATATCCTTATCTTTAATATACTTATCTGTTGCTCCAAAATCTATTGTTCCAGAATTGAATTGTCTAATACCAGACCCACTACCTATAGGTTGATAGTTTACAGGAACTCCCCCATTCAACCTTAATGAATGAAACCAATACTGATACAATGGTGCTGGAAATGTAGCACCTGCTGCTGTCAATCTTACAATACTATCACTACCACAAGCTGTAAGTGATCCAGCAAGGGCAACTAAAGCTAAAAACTTTTTCATAAGGATTATTT